ACCCCGTGCTGTCCTGATGGGGGCCGAGCGCCCAAACCTAACCTCCTCGACACACGTGACAGGACGCTCCAGGACCATTTCGTGGCCTGAAATCCTAAGGGCAGTGGCTGCGAAGTTTGCGTGCACGATCGACGCACGGGTGGGCTCCACGAACAGCAAGGCGTTGTCTCCGTCGACCAACACATCCCAGCGAACCCCGCTGAAACTGGACATGGTTCCGAAAACAACGGCCAACATGACAATGGAGTTACCCATACCAGTGTTGACATCGCCGCTCGCTCTCCCGCCGTCTCTCCCAAACTTCACACCACACTGTGTGACACCCTTGTTTGACAACTGTTTGCTCAAGAGCTTCAACAACTCCCTGTCACCAGGGAAGGCGGCTCCATAAACAGCGTGTTCTTGCACCAACTGCCAAACATCAACATGCGCTTCGAAGGCGGCACCATCCACCTCAAAGACCACCGCCTCTCCCACCTCGCGCATCTTGCGTCGAATGAGATTGGCCCTCTCAACTTGGTTGAGACCCTTCGCCACCACCCTCGAGTTTCCGACACCAGAGAACGCCCTTGACTTGAGATTACTCCAAAGCCAGTGCTCAAAGGGCTTCAGCCGAGATGCGAGTGCTAGATTATACCTAGGAGATCTGGGAAAAATCATCCTTGGCTTCGCGAGTTTCCAGCCCTCAACCTTCTCCGCCTTCACAAATGCCTTAAGAAGATAGTCCTTCGCAGTTAGCGGGCCATCTTCCATCATCGACCTATGTGCCTCAAGGTACCTCCTGCGCATTGACCCCTTATAAGCTTGCGCAGTCTCGAGTAGTCCCCAGCTTGGCGCGCCAAACCTCGAAGCAGCCCTGCGGATGATACCAAAACCATCTAACACAGGTCCGCGAGCTTCAAGGGCCGCGTAGGGAGTGGGACCAAGAGATCGCTTCAAAAGGGCGGCGACCTCATTGTGATGGCAGACTGAATGGACGGCGGGCACCCAAGTGCCAGGCAAAGCCGTTATCAGTGCCGTTTGCATAATCCTCCTAGAACTAGTACAAGGCACGTCACCTACGATGTTCAGGAAGGCATCCTCGCGGATCGGTAGTTTGGAAAATCCGCAGCAATGCCCCTCGCAGACGACGGCCTTGTCCTAATTACCAGGGGTGAAGAGGGAGGAGTCCACAACAGCGCGCGCCGCCAGTTCCGCACCAGAAGGTACAAAACCCAGGGCCACGCTGCCATGGAAGCCAGCACAAGCATCAGGCCAGGACAGACCAG